GGAATGAGAATGTTTCAGGTATTTGGTCAGCAGTAATAGCTGATTTAATTCCGGCTTCATCTGCTTGTTCATAAGCCATTGTTAATATTTCTTGAGCTTGTTTTTTGTACTCAGGTTTTGTTGTATCAATGTTTGGATTTTTCTTATCATTTTCAATTGCATTAATAACAATTCTTACAGGATCATCACCAATTACTTGTGGTTCTCCCGCTTGTGCTCCGCCTGTTCTATCTCTAGTTAATTCTCCGCCGACTATTCCACCAAAACCAACAAGAGAAGTACCTGCTGGAATTCTGTCATAAACTTGTTTACCTGTTTGTTTAAAAGCTTTGGCTGTTTCAGGGAATTTCTTTGCGAAAGTTCTTTGTCCTCCAGCCATTCTTAATCCTCTTGCTACTAAAGGTGTACCTAACAACACTGATCCTATTCCAGAAACCATTGCTCCCATATCTCCCTCTCTTGCACCTTCTATAATATCTGAAGTACCTTGTCCTGCTACTTGTAAACCAAACCCACCTTCTAAAGTACCTGTTGTACCTGGATTTCTTTTAGCAAATCTTGTTGCTAAACCTTGTAGGCCTGAGCCACTGCTTAAACCTTTTCCTCTTGAACCAATAATTCTTTGTGCTGCAGTTCCTTGATACCCTAATGGAAAACCACCTCCGCCTGCTTGAGCAGCTTTTGATGTACCTAGCCCACCAACTTGTCTAGCTTTTTTAAAAGTTTTATAACCTCTATATGCTGCCGGAGCTAATCGAGCTAGACCTGCGCCTATTCCGTAAATTATTGGTAGCATTGTTATTTCCCCCTGTTAGCTAAATTATAAGCGGCATATGCACTAATACCTGTTCCTGCAGCCTGAGCTAAAGGATTACTACCTGGTGCCGTGGTCGCTGTTACGGCTGACTGTGATGTTGGCATATTTGTCATGATGCCTTTTAAGAATTCTAATCTTTGATATGGTTCGTAAGATCTAGATAAATCTGTTTGTCTTTGTGCATCTAATGCTTGTTGGCCTAAAGCTCTTTGAACACCGCCTGCTTGTAATAAACTTGCAATGTCTGCTTGTTGCATGGCTTGTTGTTGACCACCCAAAGCACCAAGAAGCTGTCCCCCAGCTTGTTGAATACCTTGTTGTTGAGCTGCCAAACCTGCAGCAGTTTGGAATCCTTGTGCCATAGATTGACCAATGTTTGCTTGTCTTGCTCTTTCTATCTCAGCTTGTTGAATACCTTCTCTTGCTCCACCAAAGGCACCTGCTCCTACTGCATTAGCTGATAATTGATTCGAAGCCATGTTTGCTTGTCTTGTAATCTCATCTGTTACATATGATTGATATGGATTTAAAAATTGATTTATGTTCGGAGCTTGCATTGAACCAAGCACTGAACCAATACCTGCAGCTGTAGTTTGTGCTCCAACTCCTGTCGCTCCTGCTTGTTGAAATCCTGCTTGTTCTAATCCTGTTGGAGCTGCAACTTGAAACGCAGGTAGACCTACAGGTGTAGATGCTAACTTAGCTGCCTGATCGTAGAGTGCGAGTTTTCGGCTTTCTACTTCTGGTGCTTCTCTAGCAATTGAGACTTGTGTTCCTGAAGTGGAGCCGCCTCCGCCGCCACCTCCTCCTCCGAAGATGAAACTCATATTATTTTAGCTCCTTTGTATATAAATATCTTTTTACTTTCCATTCTTTCGTACCCAAAAATCCTTTCCAACCCGGTCTTGCATGCACTGCTATCTTTTTGCAACCCTCTGATCTCGCTAGATCCTCTATAGTTTCTGCAGCTTCGTCTTGCCATAGTTGTCTTTTTTCTCCTTTTAACAATATTACTTCACACTGTTTGTAGTTCGGTAAAACCATTATACGAGTGACAAATACACCGAACACTTTGTACTTCTCACCATCGTCAGAGCCAAACATCATAAATAATTGAAAGGCTCCTTGTTCAATTCCTTCTTTAAGATCTTCAATACTCATGGGGTCTCCATCATATTTCAGACCTTCTCTTAACATAAACTCTACAAGCGACCAGTACTCGTCGAGCTTTTTAGCTTCGATGTATAATACACCGACTTCTTTTTTAATTTGCTTTTTTTCTGGACGCATCTAGCAAATCAAAAATTCTTTTAAACTTCGCCTGTTGGTCATAAAAGAATGCAGCACCTTTTTTACGCATATCTTTATAACTCTTAGGGTTACCACCTTCCATGATACCTGCACCAAGTATAGCATCTGCTCTTGAAACAAACTCACCATCAGCTAGTTGTGCTAACATAGTATCTTCGTCTTTGTCTCCTACACCTGCTCCATCCTCTACATATCCAGAAGCTCTTATATAGTTATTTGTGTCTTGTTCATCGTGGTCAATTTTAGATGGTAAGTAATTTATACCACCTTCGTTAAATTTTCTTACTTCTGCAATTCCACCTTTGCTAAATGTATAAAGAGAATTACCTTGCTGATATGAATAAGGACTCATACCTGACTGACTCATTGCATTTGAATCATCGTATTGATATGTATCTAAAAGATTTGCTAATTGATCATCAGCTTTTTTCTTTGCTTTCTCATAATCTTCAGGTCTTGTACCTTCAGGCATTTCTGTAGGTTCGTCTTCACCTAATAAACTTGTTGCTGCTAAACCAACACCTAGTTTTCCACCTGTACCTAAGCTCATAAATCCAGATCCTTTCATCAAAGCTTCTTTACCACCGCCTGCTGCAATTTCTTCTGCCGACATTGCTTTTACTTGGTCTGTAGTCATAGGGCTTTTTCCAACTAAGCCTGATATACCTTGACCTGCAAGTGTATTACCTAATTGAGATCTTAAAAGAGCTCCTCCTGTACCTTGGCCTGCTATCGTATTACCAATAGAACCAAAAGCTTGTGGTGCAAATGATCCCATAGTTCCTTGACCTACACCTGCCATACCTGCAAATTGTCCAAGACCGCCTGCTATTGCTGCATCTCTTAATGATCTTTTTGTTGATTTACCTCTAAGCTTTTGTATGCCAAAGGTTGCTAATGCTATAGTAAATGGATCCATAATATTTTAACTAGTTATTATGGTATTTTAACTTATATATGAGGTTTCTTCAATATCAGTCGATTTTATAGAATTCGTCCTTAACTTTACCAGTATACTTATACTCTCCAATATGGCTTATTTCTTCGTCACATAGAGCAAAAATTTTACCACCAATAGCTCTCCAAAGTTGACAGAAATAAAAGTCTTCACCCATGTAAGTTTTTTTAGATGGACTCCAATATGTATCAAAAAAGTTATAATAGTTTGGTCTATCTATAAGCTCACCATTCATTAGAGTTTTTTGTTTAATAACAAGCTCTTTGTAGTGTTCTTTAAGCTTTTCAAATACAGATTTCTTTATCATCATCATGCCTGTAGGTCCTTTAATAACTTCAATATACCCATCCACAGGTCTAATATCTTTTGTATCTGGTATCTCAATAGGAAACAAATGACCCATAGTATTTATGTCATCATCAGGTCTTGTTTCAAAATCTTTTCTAAACTTAGCATCAGTCTTTTGTTTTATAGGATAAGGTATCAAAGATACGTCATGTGGTGATTTCATTAATCTCATGACAGATCTACTTGTAAACTCTACATCAGAATCAATGAACAACATATACTCTGCATCAGAATTCATAAAAGCAGAAGCACATAAGTTTCTTCCTTGAGTTACGAGAGAAGACTTCATTAATTGAAAAGTAATTTTAATTTTATTTAAAATACATTCTTTTTGTAGATCTAGACAAGCTTTCATATAATGTATCGATACATCAGAATGCACAGGTGTGCATATCATAATATGATTTTTATTTGTTTCGTTTGACATGAATTGCTCCTTTTAAAAAGTTTGCCCAACTATTTGCAATATACTTCCAATCATAAAATCTTCTGTAATACTCTTGTTGAAATTTTAAATGGCTCGATAAATCATTAGATAATATTTTTTTGGTTTGTAAAATACATTCTACTAATTGTGTCGTTAGTTTATCTTTGTTTTGTGTAAACGGTATATATATTGGAAACTCACAACAAGTTTCAGGTAAAGCACCTAGATCTGTAGTAACTAACATCTGACCTGCAGCTAATGACTCCATAGCTGATATACAAAAAGTCTCTTCCCAAATACTAGGAAAACAATTTACATCGTAATCTTTTAGTTTAGTTAATAATGTTTTGTGATCGCAATAACCCATGTAATTAACATTAGGTAAGCTTTTTGCTTTTTCATATAATTTTTCATAACTTTTGTCATTATGATCATGAAATTGTTTACCGTATATAATAGTGCTTGAATAAACATCTAATGTAATATCAGGATCATTTATCTTCTCCATCGCATTTAGAGCTACCTCAAGACCTCTCCAGGGTGTTGAGATATAGCACATTTTAATTTTTTGTTTTGGTGTGAAATCTGTTTTTAATTGCAACTCATCATAATCAATAGCATTTTTAATTACAGTACATTTATCTTCAGGTATCTTAAAAAAATATCTATACTTCTCAAAACTCCAATGAGAATTAAATACATACCAATCATACTTCTCATGGTTGTCCTTGTTTTGAAACCATGGTGCTAGATTAGGCTGATCGTAAGAATTTTTTAGCCAAAGAATATTAGGTTTTAATGGATCTAAAGGTTCTTTCTCTGGTATTGAAGTTGTTATTTGGACTGAAGAAAGCACACCTTCGTCAACGTACTTTTTAAGATATCCGAGTTGTATTTCAGTACCGCCTGCTGGTTGCATTATGATTTGGTTTTACCAAATACTTCAAGAGATGCAACTGTTATTTTCTGATTAATTTGTAAATCATCTGAAGTAGTATCAGTACCGGGATCAGCAACATCAGAATCAAAATGATCTTTGCTATCATATTTTTGTCCTGTTCTTTTGTTTACGACCTCTTCTTCTGCTTTCGCTGGAAAAACTGGTACTTCTTCTCCATTGATAATTACTGTTTTTTGTTTTTCACTCATTATCGTCCTTGTCGGTTATATTTCTTATAACATCTTTTCTTGTGTTTGTTAAGAGTCTTAGTATGGCGACGTGGCCTTTTCCTAGGTTTTGGCCTAGGCACGAAGTGGGTAAATTTAACTCTAGCCATTTTCCTGTGATCTATCTATTAGTGCATATGTTATAGCACCTTGGATTTTATTACTGCCTGTAGCTGCTTGAACTGTAACTGCATCACCAGCCTCTAAATTTAATGTTTGTGGTGTAGCATTTACTTGAGTTTTAGCTGCAACATCATCTCTAAAAAATTCGTACTCAGCACTCGAATCAGAAGAATCTACTAAATTCATGTTTACAAGAATTGCTGAAGAAGCATCATTGTTTGCAACATAGATACTTTTTACAATAATTGTTGCATTTGCTGGACATGTCAGCACTGTCGTTTTTGTTGTGCCTGATTGTTTGTATCCTTGGTTTTTATATTGAATTGTCATGATAAAAAATAATTAAAAGCTTCGCTATCGTTTTTTTGTTCTCTTTGGTAAGATGTATTTAATTGATTCTGTAATGTTTCCAAAGCCAAATTGATTTGTCTAAAAGAATCAGTGCTAAACTCTATTGGCGGTTCAGGTAAAAATACTTGTACTTTAGCCATTATCTTCTTCCATCAGGTTGTATGTCAAATCTAAATTGTCCAAATCTCCAACTTTGATTAACTCCATCATTTTCTACTTTTACTGCTGCAAGCCTAGCCCTTGCTCTTGTGTCTACCTTACTCGTAGATGAGTTAACTGTAAATGGCCCTAAGGGTGAGCTAGCCTGTGTTTGAGATGGAAAATCTCTTAATGTAAGCGTTACTTTTGCATTGCCATTTATGTATTTAAAATCTGGTATAAATCTTCTTATCTTAATAAAGAACTCACCATCACCTTGAGAATCTAAATCAAAATCTCCAGAAAGAATAAATGCAGGAATTGCGTTAATAGTTCCATTCGCTAGAACTTCGTTTCTACCAACTTCATGGTTAAATACCTGTGAGGAACCTTCAGAGACACCTTGAATTACAGGTGTTGTTGGTGCAACATTGTTTGTAAACTCTGTAGCTATTGGATCGTTAAATACTTTTGTATCAGTATATGTTGTTCTTGCTAAGGTGCTAGTGTACCAAGTTTGCTCAGCATAGTTATACGCAACTAATTTATTAACGAAAT